CGTCCTCGGCCTCGGTCAACTGGATCGTGGCGTAGCCCTTGCCCGCTTCGATCCGCACCGAGTCGGGCACCACCGAGCCGATAACGCTCTCCGCCCGCCAGGCGGAATGTGCGTTGAGGAACGGCGCGCCCGAATTGAGCCGCTCAAGGCGCACGGCATTGCCGGACACCACCAGCTCCTCGTCATACTCGATCCGATCGTCCCAGCCTTCCCACCGGACCCGCTGCACCGTGGCGCCAGTTGTCCAGACCACCTCGACCGTGCGCGCCTCGGCATCGACCGATGCCGGCACGACTTCGGCGGCCCGCCCGATCATGGGCAGGTCCATCATATGTTTCGTCATTTTCCTGACCTTCCTAGTTCTGGCCGCCGCCCTGCGACGCGTTGCCCGGGGCAGCGTCCGGATCGAGGGGATCCTTGGCCTGCGCCAGCCCGGCGTTGGTGACCTTCCGAGGATCGCTGTCGAACACGAGCTCGGCCGCGTCCGCCGCGGCGATGAACTCGCGCTGCTCCTCGAGATTGGTGCGCCAGTCGTAACCGCGCTTGGCGGTCATCTGCGGCACGGTCGCAAAGCCCGCCCGCACCTCGAGCAGGTCCGTCTGCGCGTCCTGCCATGGATTGACGCTCTCGAACTTGGGCGGTGCCCACTCGGCCGGCACGTCCGCCGTCGAGATCAGCCCGGCGGTGAAGGCCGCGTCGATGAACCAATCCCAGATGCGGTCGCAGAACATCGGAATGATGATCTGCCACTGCACCTGCTCGACCATGCGGCGGAACTCATTGAGCCCAGCGCGACTGCTCGAGAAATTGGCCTGCGACAGGTCGCCGGTCATGAGCGCGTACGGGATCCGGAAGCCCGCCGCGATGATGTGCATCTGCACGAGGTTCCACTCGCGGATTCCCGGCGTGGCGGACGGCTGGTTGAACTTGATGTCCTTGCCGCCGCTCGCATAGGCGATCAGGCCCGGCTCGAACTGCTCGATGGTGCGGCCCTGATCATCCTTGATCGTCGGCGTGGCCGACAGCTCCTGATCGTCGCCGAACACGATGCCGACCATGCAGGACTCGGTTTTCTTGCGGACCATCTCCGCGATCTGCCAGTCGCCCAGGTCGCGCAGGGCGGTGAGCGCCGGCGTGCCCCACGGCACCCCGCGCGACTGCACGCGCTGCCGCTCGAACAGATGGGCCACCATGTCCGAAGGCACCCGCACCGAATCCAGCCGGCTCGAGAAGGCGAGCGAGACGTCGCCCGGGTGATCCGGATACATCCAGTAGGCCTGCCGCCGCCCGGCGCGGTCGTATTCGATCCCCTGCTTGATGCGCCGCCCCTCGTACTCCTCGAGGAACTTTGACGCGTCGAGGTGATCGGCCTCGCGCAGCTCGACTTGCAGCGGCACGGCCCCAGCGGCTTCCCGGCCCCGCAGCGGCCGCTTGACCGCAAACAGGTCGCCGCCCTCGATCATTTCGCGGACGGCCAGCACCTGCAGGCCATAGAAGTCGGTATGGCCGTGCGCGTCGGCGCGCTTCGACCACTGCTCGAACAGCTTGTCGACCTTCTTGTTCAGCGCCTTGTTGCTCGAGGCGGCCCGGGGCCGGATGCCGTAGCCGACGATGTTGTTGACCAGCACCTGCACTGCCTGGGTGGCGAGCGCGTTATTGCGCACGAGATCCCGCATGCGGTCCCGGAGGATGGCGCCGGCAGCGCCGATCTCAGTGTCCGCCGCCGTGCTGGACGTTTTCCAGCCATCCGTTTGCCGGCCCTTTTGCGCGCCCTCATAGCCGCGCCGCAGGTTGGCAATCGAGACGCGCGCCGCGTAGCGCTTCGCCGCCGCCCGGGGCGCCACCGCCGCAAGCGCACGATCCATCATGCCCCAGCGAACGCCCTGGGGCTGGGCAAGTTTTGCCATGTCGATCAGCCCCTCTTGAACCGCACGTAGCCCGCAGCCGGGCGAGCCGTCCCGGCCTCGGCGGCCAGGTCGGCCTCGATGGTGCCGATGATCTGCTTCATCTCGGCGAGCGAGCGGTACTCCGTAGTTTTCCCATCATAGGACACCCGGGTAATGCCGGAGGCGTAGGCCTCCTTGATCGCCACCAACTGCGCCTGCGTAAATCCCGCCATCAGAACCAGTTTCCTCGCGGCCGCCCGCCCATCCAGTTGGAAGGACGGCGCGGCGCCTGTTGTTGTTGCGGCCGGTTGGGCACGCCCGCCGGCGGTGCTTCATCCAGGCCAGTGTTGTGTTGCGCCTCGAGCTCGGCCCAGCGCTTCTCGTCCCAGCGATCGATGCCCATCAGCCAGGCGGCCGCGCGGGCATAGACCCGGCAGTCGAGCGCCTCGTTGCGATCCCGGGTCTTTTGCCACTCGAGCTTCTGGTAGCCCTGCCGCGTCTTGATGGTCATCAGCTGCTCGGCCGTAGCCTGCTTCAGCCATTCCGCCGTCACCCCGCCGCGCGGGATATGGACATACCCCGCCGGGAAGCCGACACCGTCCGCCAGCTCCTCGTCGGTCGGCCGCGACAGCCGCAGGAACCGATAGAACTCGGACTTGAACACCGCGCCCGAGACGTTCCAGAGCTGCGCGCCGCGCTTGAACTTGCGGCCGCCCTCGGTGACGTCGACGTAGGTCGGCCCGTCGACCGGCATCGAGCGATCAAAACCGCCGCGCCCCTTGACCGCGAGCACCTGCCCGCGGCCCATCTTGCGGGCCCAGGCATAGATCGCGTCGGTGTGCATGCCGTCGCCGGTATCCACCGCCAGCCGCGCAAGGCTCATTTCCGCGCCCGAGGCATGCGGCCATGTCCGACCGAGCAGATCGGCCAGCTCGGCCCAGACCTCGGGCCGCGCCACGTCGCCCTCGAGGACGATGTGATCGACGAGCCAGGACTCGACGCCCCGGCCCCAGGCCCACACGTCGACCTCGATGCGGTCGCGCTGGATATCCGCGCCGGCGGTGAGCACCAGCCCGCCATCCGGCACCTGCCCAAGGTTCCCGCCCTCACGGCGCTCATAGAGCCGCTGCCAGTCCGGCGCCTCGCCCTTTTCCTGCCAGGTCTCGCCCAGCACGGTGTTCTTCATCGTTTTCAGCGCGGCGTCGTTGCCCTGCGCCGATTCCCAATCCCGGGCGATATCCTCCCAGGACAGCCACCCGAGCGGGGAATAGAGCCCCGAGATGTGGAAGCCGACGATGCCGGCGGCCTTGGCCTTGGCCTGAATGTCATCCGCCGCGGTCGGGAACCAATCCGCGCCATTGGCCTCGTCCATCATCCACGTCTTGTGGCGCTCGGCGATTTCCGCCTCGCAGTGCTCGCAGACGTAGCGGACCGTTTCAGGCTGGCCAGGCTCCCAGCGCAGCCGCTCGAACTTGAGCCATTGCAGCGCCCCGCATTCCGGGCAGGGGACGTGGTAGCGCTGCTGGTCGCTCAACTCGTACTCCCGCTCGATCCGCGACAGCCCCTTGATGGTTGGCGTGGAGGCCAGAAAGATTTTCGACCGATGGCCGAACGAATTCGTGCGCGCCTCGGCCAGAGCGATCGGATCGCCCTCGCCATCGACGTCACCGGGATATGCGTCCACCTCATCGCAGAACACCCACCGGGCCGGCATGGACCGCAGCCCCACGGCACTGTTCGCGCCCGCGAGGATCAGCTGACCGCCCGGAAAGCGCTTCGCCAAAATCGTGTTGCCCGAGTCCCTCGAGCGCGACGGCAGCACCAGCTCGCGCAGCGCCGGCGAATCCTCGATCAGAGGCTCGATGCGTTGCTGCGACAGGCGCTTTGCCATGTCGACGGTCGGCTGCACCGCCAGGAACGGGCCCGGCGCCCGGTGCATGCAGAACCCGATCCAGTTGTTGCCGCCCTCGGTCGCCCCGACCTGCGCGGCCTTCATGAACACCACCCGCCGCGCCGGATCGGACGGCGAGAGCGCGTCCATGATCTTGCGCATGAACGGCGTCCGCGCGGTCCGGTACGGCCCGGCCTCCGAGGCACCCCTCGAGGACAGGATGCGGTGCCGGTCCGACCACTCCGACACGGTCAGTGTCGGATCCGGTGCCAGCCCCGCCAGCCATGCGCGGCGGATTTCGTCGGCACCCTCGAAGGCTTCAGCGGAGCTCAATCTTGACCTCGGCCAGCTCCGACAATTGCTGCCGGAGGTACTTCTCGAGCACCTGCTCCATCTTGTGCGCTTCGATACCCAGCTCGGCCGCCATGTTCGCGGCCACGCGAGGCGGCCAGTTTTGCCAGGCGTCCCGCTCGCGCCGCGCCAGATCGAAAACCGCGTTCGTCGCCTTCACGCGATCGACCAGCTCGCCCTTCATCTTCTGAAGGCGGACCCGAGCGGTCTGCGCTTTCAGAACCTCGTTCGCCATCCGGGCGCGCAGGAACGAAACCTGCCCGCCTTCGCCCGGCTCCGGCGGAACCTCGCCACCCTCGGCCGCGTGATCGCGCATCGTCTCGTTGACCGCGTCGATGGCCGCGCTCGGCACCGCCTTGGTGCCAGCCTTTGCTTTCGCGGCCGTGGTATCCGCCGCGGTCTGGGTGCCCATCTCGCGAGAATGGACGCCGCGCTGCTTGGCCGGGTCCGTCTGCGCATCCCACTGCGCGTCCGCCTTGACCGGATCGATGGTCCCGTCCGGCTCGACCGAAATGCGCCCGGAGGCGATCGCCTTGCGCACCGCCGTGTCGGACACGCCACGGTGCGCCGCATATGCCCGCCGCGA